CGGTTATACATAAGGTAGCAAAAGATTTTAATAATGCATACGTTTTACTTGAGGTAAACACAAGCGAACAAGTTGCATATATTTTACAATCAGAATTGGAATATGAAAATATTCTATATGTTACCAAAACCGGTAAAGGCCAGAAAGTAACTGGTGGTTTTGGTGGCGCAGGTAGAACAAGTTTTGGCGTTGTTACTGACAAAAGAGTAAAACGGATTGGTTGTTTTACGTTTAAATCATTAATTGAAGAAAAAAAATTACTGATTCCTGACCCCGATGTGATATCGGAACTCTCGACTTTCATTGAATATCGTGGTTCGTATCAAGCCGATGATGGATATCATGATGATTTGGTTATGCCTCTAGTCTTGTTTAGTTGGTTGACAACTAACCCTTACTTCAAAGACTTAAACGATGTTAACATCCGTGAGGCCATGTATCAAGAGAGAATTAAACAAATAGAAGAAGATGTTATACCGTTTGGTTTTATGAGTGATGGACAAGATGTTGAATATGAAGTGGATGGTGGAGATGCTTGGTCGAGAGAAGAATCTAAGTCATTACCACCAGGTTACTTATCTTCAAGTTTCTAAAAAACTAAATAGTGTATAAAGAAAAATTGACCCATAACTAAGGAGAAATCCATGGCATTTCAGCTATCACCTGGGGTAAATGTATCAGAAATCGACCTGACTACAATTGTCCCCTCAGTCGCCACATCAATTGGCGGTATCGCTGGAAATTTTAACTGGGGTCCAGTTAGTGAAGTGGTTACTATATCAGACGAGGTTCGCCTCGCTTCTGCATTTGGTAAACCAGATAATACAAATTATGAATACTGGTTCTCAGCAGCAAATTTCTTAGCGTATTCTAATAACTTAAAAGTTGTTCGTGCTGCAAACACGACCTCTACTCTTAACGCTACAGCCAACGGCTCAGGCGTTTTGATTAAAAATTCTGACGATTATATTGCTAATCGTGAATCTGGATCTAATACTACTTACGGACCTTTTGGTGCTCGTTGGGCTGGTGCTTTAGGCAACAGTTTACGCATTTCAATTTGCCCATCAACACAAGCATATTCTGCCAACTTAACTGTTACAGATACTTTAAGAACCAATGCTGTTAGTTCTGGTGATACAACTATCAACGTAAATGGAAACGCAAACGCAGCTGCAAACGTAGTTGCTGGTGATTTAATTTCTCTTGATGGTGGTTTAACATATGTTCGTGTTGCTTCTGTTAATGCAACCGCAATTATTACTGCATCTGCACCTGGTGCTGTCAATACTGGCACAGCAATTCTGCGTAAATGGCAGTATGCTGATAATTTCGGTGTTGCTCCAAGCACATCATCATATACAACTGGTTTAGGTGGTTCTGATGATGAAATGCACGTTATCGTTGTTGATGAAGATGGACAATTCTCAAGTGGTGTTGCAAATACCGTTCTTGAAAAATATTCTTTCGTTTCAAAGGCATCTGACGCACAAAACAATGACGGATCTTCAAACTACTACAAAAATGTTATCAACGCACAGTCTAGATATGTTTGGTGGTTAACTCATCAACCTGGCGGTTCTAATTGGGGAACAACTGCTGTCGCAAAAACATTTACTAATATCAATACACCGTTCTCCGCATCAATGAGTGCGGGTGCTGATGGTACAATTGGCAATTCGGAAATTATTACCGCATATGGTTTACTTGCAAATCCCGATAATGTCGATGTTTCATTGTTAATTTCTGGTCCAGGTAATTCAACTATTGCTACTGATTTAATTTCTAAAGCAGAATCTCGTAAAGATGCTGTCGTATTTTTATCACCAACAAAAGCTTCTGTGGTAAACAATGCAGGCAATGAAGCGACTTCAATCATTTCATTCCGTTCAGGACTAACAAGTTCTTCATACGCATTTATGGATTCAGGTTACAAATATCAATATGACCGTTATAACGACATATACCGTTGGGTGCCGTTGAATGGTGATGTTGCTGGTATTTGCGCTAGAACAGACCAAGAACGTGACCCATGGTTCTCTCCAGGTGGTTTAAATCGTGGTATTGTTAAGAACTCAATTAAACTTGCATATAACCCAACTAAAGCAGAACGTGATAACTTGTATGTTCAAGGTATCAATCCTGTGGTTACATTTGCAGGCGAAGGTACAATTCTATTTGGTGACAAAACATTGTTAAGCAAACCATCTGTGTTTGACCGTATCAATGTTCGCCGTTTGTTTATTGTGCTTGAAAAGACAATTGCTCGTGCTGCTCGTAGTTCATTATTTGAATTTAACGACCAGTTTACTCGTGCTCAATTTGTTAATTTAGTTGAACCATTCTTGCGTGATGTTCAAGGTCGCCGTGGTCTAACTGATTATCGTGTTGTTTGCGATGATTCTAATAACACAGCAAATGTAATTGATGCCAACCAATTTGTTGGTGACATTTATATTAAACCAGCACGTTCAGTCAATTTCATTCAACTTAATTTTGTGGCAGTTCGCACAGGTGTTACGTTTGAAGAAATTGTTGGCCGTTTCTAATAAATAGAGAGATAGGAGAAAAAAATGGCATTTAATGTAAACGAATTCCGCTCTCAAATGGTAGGAGACGGTGCTCGCCCAAATTTATTTGAGGTGAGTATGCCGTTTCCAGGCTTTTCACAGTCTGGAGATGCACAAAGAAAGTTAACTTTTATGTGTAAGACGGCTCAATTACCTGGTTCAACAATTGGTGTTGTACCTGTTCAATACTTTGGCCGTGAATTAAAATTTGCGGGTAATAGAACATTCACAGATTGGACAATTACAGTTATCAATGATGAAGATTTTATAATTCGCAATGCTTTTGAGCGTTGGATGAATGGTATCAATAGTCATAGTCTTAATATTCGTAACCCATTAGCATCGGCTCCAGGTGGATACACCGTGGATGCAGATGTAACTCAATTCGGTAAACAAGGTGATACTCTAAAGAAATATCGTTTTCTTGGAATGTTCCCTCAAGATATTGCACCAATTGATGTTGATTGGGGTTCTAACGATACTATTGAAGAATTCACCATCACGCTTTCCTACCAATGGTGGGAAGCAACAGCAGACCAAGTGGCTTGATGAAAGGGGGGTCTACGACCTCCCTTTTTACTTTTTTAGGATGATTAATTAATGGCAATAAAACTATTCGGATTCACCCTCGGTAAAAAGGATATTGTTCAGGTAGAGAAACCTGAGCAAGCTTCCTTCACGCTTCCAACCGAAGCGATTGATGATGGTGCAGTTACCATTACTCAAAATGCTCACTATGGCACATATGTTGATTTAGATGGTGCTGTTAGAAATGAGATAGAATTAATCACCCGTTATCGTGAAATGTCAAATCACCCTGAATGTGATATGGCAATTGATGAAATTGTGAATGAAGCAATTAGTCATACAGAAAAAGGTGAAGTTTTAAAAATTGTTTTAGACAATTTAAAACAACCAGAATCAATTAAGAAAAAAATTATTGAAGAATTTAACAACATTCAAAAAATGTTGAACTTCAGTAATCTTGCCGATGATTTATTCAAGCGTTGGTATATTGACGGTCGTATCTATTATCACGTTATCGTCAACGAAAAAGATCCAAAACAAGGTATTCAAGAATTACGTTATATTGACCCACGCAAAATTCGTAAAGTGCGTGAGGTTCACAAAGACCGTGATCCAAAAACTGGTGCTAACATTATTAAATCGTTGGCTGAATACTATGTCTATAATGACCGTGGTACGTCTACACAAACATTTAGTGCAAACGTAACACAAGGTTTGCGTATTGCACCAGAAGCAATCATTAATGTGAACTCTGGTTTGATGGATGCAAAAAATGTATTCGTCATTTCATATCTACACAAAGCAATTAAAGCACTCAATCAATTAAGAATGATTGAGGATGCTCTTGTCATCTATAGACTCTCTAGAGCACCAGAAAGAAGAATTTTTTACATTGATGTTGGCAATCTTCCTAAGGTAAAGGCAGAGCAATACCTTAG